GATTAAGACGAACAAGAAACACGCGGTGGCCACGGGAAACATGGCCCCGGTGCCTTCAAAGAGTACTTCCATTGTTTGTTGTTAGTTGTTGGATGACTACACTTAGTTGTCTGGAGATGTGACGCTTCGCTCAATCATCAGATAGCCTTCTGAGGTTCGAGATAGCGTGATGGCTTCGGTCATGAAATAGAGCGTCCTTCCTCCCCATGAAGTTTTCCCCTCTAACCCACCGTTGCGGAGTGGGGTATTCAGTTCAAACTTGCTAACGGGGGAATAGACAACCCCAGCTTTCCCCGGCTGAAGTTCGATGGATAACGGGACAGACTCACCATTTACAACTGGTGCCTCACCCGTACCTGTAGCGAGTTTGATAGGCGTTCTTCCTCGATCATTCTTTACGTTGTATTTATGGACGATGCCGGTGAAGGTTTCGCCACTGCTGCGTTCTGTTGCTATGTTTAGGATCATGTTAGTTGTCTTGTCTTAAAATGAAGCAGAAGGGCAGGCGCATATGCCCGTGCCCGCCCCTCTGCGGTGAAATGAAAACAATAAGAACACTTTGCCCTTGGGGTTACCTCGGGCGCGATACAGTTACCAATTTCTCGATCAGCAGATAGCCCTCTGAAGTGCGTGAGAGGCGATCTTGACTCTTAAAGGAGAGCGCCAGCGGGTCGTAGGTGTTCGGGAAGTTCGCCTCGAAGCCCGCGCCGTGGTTGTCGGCCCCGGTGTGGAAGTCCATGATGTTGGAGTAGACCGATGCGGTCTGTCCGTGACCGATGGTGATTACACGTGGCACCTGTTGGCCGTTGACAATGATGTCCGAGTCGCCGGAGGTGGCTATGCGGACGTCATAGCCCGCATTATTCGTTACATCGTACTTGTAGACATACCTCTCGAAGGTGTCTACGTTGATGTTAAACGCTTGTACGCTACCCATCGGCTGTCCCTGCCATCCGGCCTGCGCGGTGCGAGCACGGACAGTGACGCGTTTGTTCTGCCGGTCGAACGTGCAGGAGTCCACATAGGGCGCTCCTGCCTGCTGCGTTGTGCCTGTCGGCCCATTGGGATAGTACCCCGGGGCGCCCTGCACGTTGCCGTTCGCTGGGTTGTAGTTGACGCTCGTCTTGACCTCCGGAATCGCACCCGTACGGAGGTTGCCGTCACGATCGACAAAGGAGAATCCTTGCAGTACGGTGTCGGGGCGGGCCGTCACGCCATCCAAGTTGCCCGGCCCGCCACCTGCGAATTGATTCAGTATCATAAGATCAGCACGTTGATGTTGACGAATCCTTCAGGCACCTTGGAGCAGGCGAAGGTGAGGCTGCCCGCAGCCTGTGCGACGGCATAGAGGCCAGCCTTGCCGGCGGCTTCCATTGATTCCGGAGCGGGGCTAACGATGATGTGGTTCGAGGCCGTGACGCCTTCCACAGTCACTGTGCGACGCTTATCGGGAGACCAGCCGGAGGCATCGAGTGCTACCGTCCGCGCCACGACCTGCATCGGGTCGCCCTTCTCCCCCTTGAGTGAAGCGAGGAACTGGGCCTGACTGCCGGAGTGTCCCTCCTCCAGCCAAATCTGGTAGGCCGATTTGCCGGCTTCGCCGGGGTCGCCCGGCTTGCCCTTGGCCTGCTTCATGTATTCCTCGAAGGAGCCCGTGTGGCCAGCTTCTTGCCAGAGCTGGTAGTCCGACTTGCCATCGTCACCCTTCTCACCCTTGAGCGTCAGAAGGAAGTCCTGCAAGGTGCCGTTGTTGCCCTGCTCCTTCCACAGGTCGTAGTTCGACTTGCCCGGAGCACCCTTCTGCGCATTGAGGAAGTCAGTGACGGTACCCTCGTTACCCTGCTCCTTCCACAGGTCGTAGGCGCTCTTACCGGTGTCGCCCTTCTTGCCCGGTTCACCCTTCATGTCCTCCACGAAGTCCGCCTCGCTGCCGGTCTGACCCGAGTCGAGCCAGCTTTGGTAGAGTCCCTTGCCGGCAGCGCCGTCCTTACCCTTCAGGGAGGTGAGGAAGTCGTCCTCACTGCCGCCCATCGGGTTCTTCTCCAGCCAGAGCTGGTAGGCCGACTTGCCATCTTTTCCCTTTACAGAGTCAAGGAAGTCCTGCATACTGCCGTCGTTGCCCTGCTCTTTCCACAGTTCGTAGGCGCTCTTGCCCGGCTTGCCATCCTTTCCCTTTACAGAGTCGAGGAAGTCCTGCACACTGCCTTCGTTGCCCTGCTCCTTCCACAGGTCGTAGGCGCTCTTGCCCGGTTCGCCCGGTTCACCGGGATCACCCGGTTTGCCTTTCATGTCCTTCACAAAGTCTGCCTCGGTACCGGTGTGTCCGGTGTCGAGCCAGCTTTGGTAGAGAGATTTACCTTTTGCGCCCTCGACCTTCGAGTCGATTCTGGCGCAGACCTTGAACCATACTTGGGCCAGTCCCGTGTTATCCAAATAAGCCATGATGTTGAATTGTTATAGATCCTTTGTCGTTTACGAGCAAATGGTGTCGATCTCACCATTAGTGAGGGCTTCGACGGTGAAGCTGCCGCCGAGGTCATCCCAGTCCGTACCGCTCCAAGCGTAGTTCTTGCCCGTGTCGGAAGTGTTCCACACGTCGCCCACCTTATTGCCCGAGCTGGGCAGCGAGGCCTTGTTGGCCACGTTCCCCTTGTAAGAGAAGAGACCCGTGGTCTTCGTGTCGATCAGCGCCGCGACCTGCGCTTGGGTCTGGAAGCCCGAATCGTTGGTCAGGTCGGACACCTTGCTGGGGATCGACGTCGTGTCCGGCAGTGCGCCCACCTCGCTGGCGGTGTAGGTCGGTTTTGTGGACGAGATCCACGAGGGGATGCCAGAGATGTTCTGCCACTTGATCAGCCCTTTGATTTTTTCGTACAGGTGGGCCAACCCTGTTTCATCTAAGAATTTTGCCATGTTGTTGAATTGTTAATGGTTTGTTGTTACTTACATATCGCGTCGATCTCGGCGTCAGAGAGGGTGCTGGGCGGTGTGTTCCACTCGTCGATGTCCTCTTGCCGAATGTTGCCGGCGGGAGAGTTCTGGAAGACGGGGTCGACCTCTTCACCAGCACTGTCGCCGAAGGCCACACTGATCTCGAAATGGCCCGTCATACCGTAGCGCGTGGCCTCGTAGACGGAGGGTGCGGGAGTGCGAACGATGACGAAGGCGTAGGGATCGAAAGCGATCCACTGTCCCTCATACTTGCCACGCACGAGCACTTTGTATTTCCCCACGCGGACAGTCAGCGTCTTGTCCAAGAGTACCGTCAGGCGGTCACCACTCACGCGGAAATGTTCGCCGGGGGTCAGTTCTGTGCGGACGTTCATGTTGTCGCAGAGCAGGGCCACGGTGAGGTCAGTCACCTTGGAGAAGTCGATGAAGCGCTTGCCTTTCTTCAAGTTCAGGTCGAAGGTGGCCGATGCGCCTTGGTTGATCACTTTCATGGCTGTGCCTCCTTTTCGTCTGTGTCCCCCGTTTGGCGGCGGATGGCCTGAATGATTCGGAAGGCCAGTTTTCCATTTATGCTCTGAAGGACGTCGTTATACTCCTTCTCGGTCATCTCCACCGGCCCTTCGGTCTTGAAAATGCGTCGTGCCAGTTCGTCCTCAGCCAGTGTCCCTGCGCTGGCAAAGACGACCTCACCCACTACCTCATGCAGATCCAAGATGTCGAAGCAGTCGATACGGGTCTCTACGTTCAGTTTGGTAAAATCGATTGTCATTGTCGTTTATAGTGTTGGTTGTTATTGCGGTTTGACCCACATGTAGCCTGTCTTAGCATTCCACATAACGTAGTAGTTTCCGTCCCCCTGTGGGTTAGAGAGAATGTCGCCCTCGAGCGCATCCGTCGGCACGTGCTGCGCCAGTGGCATATGGCTGACGCGAATCAGCCAGCGGCGGAACCAGCTCGCATCGCCTTTGCAGGTCTGTGCACGCACGGAGAACTCCCGCCGGGCACTTGTCCCTCTCGCATAGATACACATGATGAACCCCTTGTAGGTGTTCTCTATGAACAGGTTCAGGAGCCAGTCTTGATAGCTGGAGAGCAGCCCAAGCCGGTTGCCTTCCTGATCCAGCACACGGCAGGCGCCATGCGCATTAAGCATGAGCCCTTTGGGGTTTCCATAGACAGAGCCCTGTATCACCTTGTCCGAGGCATAAAGCATGGTGTCACTAACTGCAAACCCACCGATATACCCTTTTACGGAGTAGATGGATCCGTCGTCGTAGATCCTGAAGGGCGCATTGTTTCGCCCCTGATAACTTGCCCCGGCCCAGATGCGTGGGTTGGAGTCGGCCGTGCCATCCAGCCCCACGTTGCGGTTCTGGCTGACGATGTACTGGTTGGAGAACATCCAGCCGGAGATGTTGGCCTCCTCAGCGATGAGCAGGCGGGTGGCCACGTTCTCGAAAGAGTTCATCAGCTCCCACTTCGAGGTATTCATCGGGTGTACACCTTGGAATGTGCCACTCGTGACGTTCGCCTTATAGTATCGGCCGGCGTATCGGACGACGTCCACGTAGGTCGGCGTGCCGTTGTAGTACTTGAAGGAGTCGTAGTCGCCACGGAAGCAGATGCCCGGCCCAGATGGCCCCTGTGCGCCCGGTTGTCCCGGTGCTCCTGGCTCACCCTTCTCGCCGGAGATTTTCACGGGGTATGACCACAGCCCCTCAAGGGAGCCGGAGTAGGTGAAGGTGGCCTGACTCATCCACAGCGGGTCGGTGCCTTGCATGGGGTCGAACGACCAGCCCGAGGGTGATTCGCCGTACGGCTGATAAGGTGCCGTGGTCGAGCGGCGATAGATCTTACGGACAACGCGGCCCGGGGGGCCGTCCTGCCCGTTCTGCACCCGTGTCAGGGTGAAGACATGACGGTAGGAGACAAGCCCCTCACAGTTGACCGTCACGGTCACTTTGGCCGTAATGGGGTCTGAGAAGGTGAGGATACGTATCACTTCACTCGTCTGATGCACGGTGCACCCCTCGACTTGGAAGATCGAGACAGTGAACTTCCCCTCGCCCGATACGGCGGCATAGGCCAGTCGCTGCGCCCCCTTCGAGGCAAAGACAGTGAAGGCTACATCACCCACCAGCCCCAACGGTGCATTGGTCGTGGCGGCGTAGTGATCCAGCCCCGTGGTGTAGGCGTCTGCACCTCGGAGCGACTCCTTGAGACCCTTAGATTGGACGATGTTTTTACCGAAGTAGACGTTATCGAGGTAGATCGATTTGGCGCCAAGGTCTTGCCCATCGATAACAAGTCCGGTGAGGTCGCCCATCTGCACACCGATATGCTGCGGCTTGATCTCCCACGTGTCCACGTTGCAGAGGTAGCGCACGTAGTTGCGTGTGCTGTAGGCCGACGACTGGCGTGCCTTGTCGGTTGTGTTGCCATAGACGGCAAACTTCATGGCCGCACAGGGGTGCACCGTTGAACCGGGTCTCAAACTGTATTTAAATCGCTTTTCATCGATGATTTGAATGGGCATGAAGTAGGACGTGGAGAAGCCCGGCATGCGGTCAAAGCCGCAGGCGTCCTTACCTGCTACGGTCTCGTTGCCCCCGAGGTTGTGGAAGATACCTCGGCAGAGGTCGTTCACATGCAGGCCAGAGCGTTCACCCTCCTCGAGCTTCAACGTGACGATACATGCGTTCGTATCCACGCTCTCGATCAGGCCGAAAGCCACCGCGTTCCACAGCTCGCCGCTGACCACGTCGATGCGATTGAAGCGCAGCTCAGGCACCTCGAGGAACTCACGGAGATGCATGCCACCGAACCAGCAATGGCCGTTTCGGTCGATGCGGCCACCGCTACCCAAGAAGCCCTCCACGAAGTCGCCGTAGTCCGCTCCGTCGCGGAACGTGACCTTGAAGTTCGTCTCGTCTGGCTGATCCTTGCGCAGGTAGCGGCGGTCGAAGGTCTGGCCCACGGACTGCACCTCGGCCTTGACCACGTGCCCCTGCTTGTCGAGATGGAGGTTCTTCACAAAGTCTCCCTCTTCGGCTGTCGTCTGCGAGTCGATGTCTTCATCCTTCGGCACAGCGTGCGAGATCTTCACCGTCGTACGGCTGGCGCCCGGCGTCTCCTCCACCACGATCCGGTCACCCGCCACGATGGAGAGGTTCGATCCGCTGCCGGGCGATCCGCCGGAGAGGCTACCCCCACCGATACTTCCGCTACCCGAGTATTCACGAGCGAAAGCGGCAGCTCCCTCCAGCGTCTCCCCGGTGCGTGGCTTAGCCTGCCGCACGATGGTCTTGTATTGATATTGTGATGCCATTCTTCCTTGTGGTTATTCCTCGTTATAGGGTACCCCCGTATAGTTGTCTGTTACAATCTCTATCATCGTCAGGTTGCTTTCGTCGCGGAGCAGGTTCTGCACCTCGGAGACGACCATGAAGCGACCCGTCTCGTGCTCGTCAGTGAGCGTCGAGAACTTGTTCACCAAGTCAGCCATGCCCGAGAGCTTCTTCTTGCGCCCGTGGAACTGGCTGTAGACTGTGCCCAAGAGCAGCCGTTCCACCTTGTCCGTCACCCCTGCACGGCGGAAGGCGGTGATTACGCCCCCGGCAGCGGTGAAGAATTGTCCGCGTGCCGTGGGGTGCGCCCCGTCGGGCAGGGTGCCACAGACGGTGTCCAGCTTCAGCGTCTCTCGGGCGCTTTTCTCCACCCATGCACGCAGGACGATGTCGCTTTTTTCCAACTCCTTGCCGTAGGGTGTAGTGAGCTTCAGCTCCACCTTTTTGAGGAGGAACCAGTGGATGGTCGAGATGTCGAAATCATGCTCGATCGTCCTGAACGTGTTGCCGATGGAGAGCTCAAGCCATCCAGAGGTGGGTGGCATAGGGATGTATTCTCCATCGAACATCTTGTCGAAGATCGAAGGCAGGAGGAGCGTGTAGCCCATGACTGGCCGATTCGTTTTCCATCCGCCCCACCCCGCTTTCTTGCTTCGGTCTTCCTTGTCGTAATACGCCGCATAAGCATTGCCCCATGTCCCTTCGCCGGGCTCCCATTTGCGGCCGGTGGTGTAGACCATGAAGGACAGCAGTGGCGTGTTGACGACGGTCGAGTTGTCGTAGTGATAGAGCGCCCTGCCTTGATCGTCGCGCAGGACGAGTCGGAAGGGGATGTAGCCGTAGTTGCAACGCTTCTGGAAGTCCTTCCACCAGCCCTCCTCGTTGTCTTTGCTCGCATCCTCGAAGGGGTTGTAGCGCACATCCACCAAGGCCTCGATCTTCAGATTCAGCAGATAGTTGCCACGCAGCGCAGGGTCGACGAAGACGTACGGCCGGTCGTGCATCTCGATCGTGACCGAGGGCAGGCCTGCGTTCAGTATGCGGCTGCATTGCTGGGCGTACGTCTTATGCCCCGTGCGGGTGTCGAAGACCACGGCCACACCCGCCTCCGAGTCGCCCGAGAAGATGGGTTTGATCTTGAAGAACTTCGTCTGGTTGAAGGCGTCCAGCACGCGGAACTTCCGCTGCTTGAGGCTGAGCGGATGGAGCAGCATGTCGAAGCCCGGGTAGTTCTGATCGGAGTAGTCCACATTCACACGGTGTGTGGTGCAGGCCGTGTCCTTGATCGTGCCCGGCTCGATGGAGGCCTCCACAAGGTTATTGCTCATGTAGGGGGAATAGGTCAGCTCGCAGTTGTTGTACGTCTTGTCCACACCCAGCGCCGAGTCCGAGAGGCACCAGCGCACCCGTCGTGGCTGGATGCCCTCCGAGAGAGCGTGAAGGTCGTAGAGGTTGATGCGCCCGTCCTTCTGCACCATTTGCAGGCCGAAGGGGCGCAAGACGCCCTCCAGCACCTCGCGCAGGGTCATCGGCTCGCCGTCTTCGTCGAAGAAGTTGTCCTCCGACACGTAGACGCCGTCCAGCAGCGACGCCCCAGCTGATGTCGTGGTGGAGAGGAACGTCTGCCAGTCTGCCCCGGTATTGATCCCGCTCTGCTTCACGGCCATGTCGAGCACGGTGCGCAGCTTGATGCGCTGGCGATTGTTCGTCCCCGTCTGTTCGAAGGCGATGCGGTCGAGCAGGGCAAAGTCGCTGAAGGTAAGCGAGACCTCATAGTCCCGCTCTCGGCTGAAAGGCTCCTCGTAGATCTCCGGATCGAGTATACCGCTCCAGTAGAGCTTATTGTTGCGGTAGATGTCGAGACGCGTGCTGCCAGCTTGGGTGGTGTAGAGGTTGACAAACTGACGATCCGTCTCGGAGACGACCATCAGCGTAGCCGCCGACGACATCACCGGCTCCAGCTTGTCCACCTCGGCCCACTCGATCGACACCGGCGTCTCGTAGGGAAACGTCAGCTCGACCGGCTTACCCGTGAAGCCTTCCTGCCAGATCTCCGCCCGATAGCGCGACCCGGCGATGCTCATAAACTCGCCCGTATAGCGTATGCCCTTAGCCACTGTCGTTGAATGGTTGGTTGTTTAGTTGTTGTTCGTTGTTCGTTATCTCGTCCTTCGGTTTACTTGCGAGCGCTTGTTCAGCACCCCTTCCAAATCACGCCCGGCGATGCGGAAGATCACCTCGCCCCCCATACCACCAGCCGGTTCGATCAGGTCGTGCAGCTTGGAGAGCGGTGCCACCACCTCGGGGTTCGTCGAGGCATTGGCATACTCACCGAATATACCCAGCGTCTTGCCGTAAGCCAGACCGCCCTCGGCGTACTTCGGGATAGAGGCCAGCGCTGCCAGTACAGAGGCCACTGCGGCAATAGCCAGCACCGGCCCCACGACGGGGATAGCCGATACCGAGGCCGCTGCACCTGTGCCCGCTGCGAAGGTGCTGGCTATGCCTTGCGCCTTTTGTGCAGCAACGAGCGACAGGATCTGCGGGATGGCCGATGCGATAGCTTGCAGCACGTTTTGCCCCCACTCGAGCCATGCCCCGGCCGTACCGCCGACCGCTCGTCCCAGGTTGCCCATCACGTCTGCCACGCCGTTCAGTCCTTTGGAGACTTTCTTGTAATACTCCGCCTCGGGAAACATCTTCTCCATCCGCTCCTTGATCTCTCGCGATACGCGCTTGAGCTCGCCGGGATCGAACTTGAGGGGAAGGTTCAGTGTCGGGCCGTCCTTGCTGCCATCTTTGAGGATCCGCTGCTTCTCCCACGGCATCGGCCCGGTGCGCTTCAGCGGCTTGTTCTCGGACTCGATTAGAGCCTCGCGCATAGCCAGCTGCGTCTTGAGCAGGCTGATCTGCTTCTGAAGCTGCATGGCGTGCTGTTCGTCAGCGGCCTGTTGCTTCTCTTGCAGCTCGGCGATCTGCTGTTTGTACCAGCCGAGTGTCTCCGGGTTGTACTGTTTCTTGCCGTCTTTATCGCTCTTGCCGCCGCCTTTGCCCGATCCGCCGGAGGGCACGACCCCTCCGCCACCGCCGCCACCTATCAGCGCCCGCTTGGCATCGGCCGCATCACGCATCTTCTGGTTCAGTGCGTCGATGGCATCCAGTGGCCCCTTGAGGTCATCGGCCACACTGTGCCCCCAGCTGGGGAGGTTGAACAGGCGGCGGAGCGTGTCGATCAGCGTACGGATGGCGCCGATGGCCTTCTCGATGGACTTAATGACCAGCTCGTAGATCCACTTAGCCCACTTCGCGATAGCTTGAAACACCTCCGTGGAGGCCAGCCATCGGGAGAACTGCATCACCGCCTGCGACGCCTCACGGAACTGGGTGATGACCTTCTCCAGCCACTTCCGGACGATGCCCGATAGCAGCATGGTGAAGTCCTTGAAGGCTTCCCACAGCAGGTTTACAATGCGCCGAAAGTCCTCCGAGTGATTATAGGCATAGATCAGCGCACCGGCCAGTGCACCCAGCGCCATGACGATGATGCCGATCGGGTTGGCATCGAGCGCCGCATTGAGTAACCATTGCGCCGCCGTCCATGCCTTCGTGGCGATGCCGGTCGTATTGATCGCTTGGGCCAGCTGGATGATGCCGCTGGCAGCCATACCCATCTCTGCGGCCTGCGTAAGGAACGACTCGAAGGGGAGGAGCAGCTGTCCCACTTGCTCCTTCATGTCGCCGATGGCGTTGTTCAGCTGCACCATGCGGCCGGAGTCCGTCTTGGCCAGTTCGGCATTCACGCCGCCTACGCTCTGACGTACCACCTCGGCCAGCGTCGCCGCCTTCTCCTCCTCGGTGCCGAACTTCAGGATCTGCTCTTGCGCCTCGCTGAAGGTGTAGCCGTAGCGACTCAGCGCGGATGTCTGCCCGGCGAACACCTTACCCATCATCGTGGCGATGTTCACGGCCGACTCCTGCGTGGCATTGAAGCCGTACTGCTGGGCGATCATGTCGTTCATCACCGGGATGAGCGTCTCGAGCGACGACTTCTTCGAGGCGTAGGTAGCCAGCTCCTGCACGCCGGCCAGCTGCACCTCATCGCCGATCACACCCAGCTCCTGCTGGGCCGAGCAGAGGTCTTTGATGGACTGCACCTCGTCGTCGGTGGCGTCCATCGTGTTGCGCATCACGGTTTGCAGCTTCGTCTCTGCCTCCACCTGTGCGGCATAGAACTGCGTCATGCCGCTGACGGCGCTCGAGACCTGACTGAAGGCCGCGGCTACGTTTTGAATCGCCCCAACGGCTTGGTTGAAGTTGAGCAGGCTCGTCTTTAGCCCCTCAGAGCTATTCTTGGCTTGTTCGATGGATCCGCCCAGCCCTTCCACCAAGTGCTTGAGCTTATCGACCGAGTCCGCCCCTTCGCCCTTGAGCTTGATCTTATATTCTACTGTGTTGTCTGCCATACCTCTGCTTAATCATCCATACCCTGTCCCCACGCTGCGGTCAGCTGGTCTATCAGCTTCCGCCGCTCTTCGATCGTCATCTTCGGCGCCTTGGGGCGTTCCTCCGTCTCTTCCTCCCACGGGAAGCGCACCAGATCCTCCGGCCCGCGAAGGCGTGAGGTGTGCGGCGCTACGGCTGCAAAGGCGATCATCCGCGCCTGCTCCCAGCCGGTATGCATCTGCTCCTCTCGCAGCCGGGCATACTGCGCCAAGACCGCCTCGAACTCCTCCGGGGTAAGCTGAAGGAAGTCCTCACGGCTCATCCCCACGCGGCCCATCGCCAGCCCCAAGAGCTCCTCGATGGTCAGGCCTTTTTTTTCGTGTCGGTTGCCGGGGAGGCGTTAGCCTGCACGGTCTCGAAGTTGGCGTCCTTCCATGCCCCGAAGTCCTCCAGCGTGATGGCGTCGGCCATCTCCATAGGCGACAGGTCGAAGGGTATCTTCTCTCGCGCGCAGGCCGAGGCCACGCAGCACCAAAGCAGCGTGAGGTTGTCTGTGAACGACTCTCCATTTACGGCTGTCACCTCATACCCCATTTGCTGCTTGAAACGCAGCATGGCGCCCATCGTCATCCTGCACGGGTAGTCTTTGCCCGCTATTCGAATGGTATTCATATGTCGTTTAATTGCTGTTTAATCACTGTTTGAACATCCGCACTTAGGCGGGGTAACTCTTGATCTCGCCCGTCGATTCGAGGGATACCTTGTAGGAGGCGTCGTCGTCGGCCGGACGTGTCTGCGAGAGGTTTGTGATGACGTACTTGCCGCCACGATAGCGCGTGCTGTCCTCTCCGCGGTGGTTGTATTTCACATCCACTGGCTCGGCCTTCTGCCAGAGGGCCAGCAGCTCGTTGTAGCCGCATTCTGTCTCGTCGTAGAAGCAGAAGCCTTCGGCGCTGAGCGACTCGCTGAGCTTTGTCACCGATTTCTCCGTCCACTTGCCGGTGTTACCTCCGGCTTGCTTGGCGGGCGGCTTGACGGCCCGTTCTTTCGATTCTGTGTTGTGCGTGATCTCGCACGTCGAACAGTGCCCGATGGCTTTCCCTCCGACGAAGATGAGCAGGTTGCTGCCGTGTATATATCCTGTTGGCATGTCTTGTAATTGTTGGGTTGTTGAATTGTTGGGTTGTTGAGGTGTTGAGGCCTTCGGCCTGTTGAGGTGTTTATCTGTTGTTCGTTGGCTTGACAGGCAGTCCAACGACTCAACAACTCAACAGGGCGCAGCCCTCAACGAATAAACCGGATAGCCAGCCACGCGGCCATGCCGAGCACGAGAGCCAGGAAGGCGTATCCGCCGCTCATCAGCGCCCGGTGATACCACCGGAAGGGACGCTCCACGGTGACGTACTCGGTGCGGACACGGTCGGTCATCTCGCGGATGGTGCGGTCGCGCAGGGCGATCTCACGGCGGAGGCTGTCTTCGCGGCATTGCACATTGAGCAGGGCACCGCGGTAGCCCGTATCGGTCAGGACGTCCGTCAGCGTCACGTGCGGCACGATGCGCGTGCCGGGTACCGAGATGAGCCTTCTGAGGGCAACGCGCCCCGACTGGCATTCCAAGTAGGCACGGATCAGCGCCGAATCGGGCTCGATGACCACAAGCGTGTCGCGCACCGTTTCGACGACTTCCTGCCGTGTCACCTCTCGCTCGGTCGGTACACGGTAGACGTGACAGCCGACGGTCAGCCATATCAGCGCCATCAGCGCTATCCATCGATTCATTGTTAGCTGTTAGTTGCTCGTCCTCCCCCCTTGAGAGAGGGCCTCCCCCGCCTACCTTTTTAGGGGTAGGCAAGGGGGAAAGCCCTTCCATGAACAGAACGAAGTATTCACCTGTCGTGCGGCCTCTGTCGGCCCCACTAATTGATTAAGAACCTTTCTCTTTGATGATACGGCGGACGGTTACTTTGTGTTCGCCGTTCTCGGACAATCTGTCGGCGCGCCATTCCTCGGAGAGGTAGAGCCCGCCCACGATGTAGACGGCCGGGATGTCCGCGTTTTGATCAAGCACCTTCTTCGCCATCGCGATCTGCTCCTCCGTAGCCCCATCCCGGTTGCGGGGGAGCACCTCGTAGTCGTACACCGGTGCGGCCGGCGCTTCCTCCGAGGCTTCCTCCTTTGCCTCCGCAGGCGGCTCCGAATCACCCGGCCCGGCTTCGCGGGTGGCCTCCTCCTTCATCTCTGTCAGAGCCTCCTCCTTCACTTCCGTCAGGGGTTCCGAGTCGCCCGACTCTGTTTCGCCAGCCCCGGCGACCTCCTTCACTTCCGCCAGAGGCTCCTCGTGAGCCTCAGACGGAGTGACCGGTGTCTCCACCGGAGCTTTCTCTTTCGTTGTTTTCGCTGCCATAACCGTTTACTTCTTGTCTGAAATGATGGCACCAATAGCTTCCACCTTCTTCGGCAGGACGACGAAGTAGTGGCGATAGTTCACTAAAGAGCGCTGGTATTGCGGGTCGTTCTTGGCCTCGGAGTAGTAGAACGTTGTCGATCCCGTGGCCTTGAACGCGCGACTCGTGTGGAAGGCTACCGAAGCCTGATAGATGCTGCCCACAACCGGAGCCGTGCCGAGCGCCTGCTTAGCGCCGGTCAGGTTGTAGACCGGGCCGGCTACATACTCATACACCTCGAAGCCGTAGAGCATGGAGATACGTCCGGAGGCGTAGTTGTAGTACTGATCGGCGAACTTCTGATCCATCTCCAAGAGGTCAGCGATGTGTTCGGGGCAGAGCACCAAACGGCGCCCTTCGGTAGGTACACTCATCTGGTCGAAGCGCTTCTTCATCTCGATAATATCGTGACGTGTCAAGCGCTTGCGACCCGTCGTGCCGCCATCTTCCACCTCGCCCGTGGTCTTGATCACCGGTGTGGTGGCCGTATTCGAGGCCGGTGCCAGCGCGTGGATGGCCTTCTTCAGCTTCGCCTCCATGATAGCCAGCCCGTGGCGCTCCTTCACAGAGGCCATTTTGTCGTAGGAGAGCGCATACAGCTCATCGTCCGTGATCGGTGTGGCTTCCGTTTGAAACTTATCCAGCTTGAACACGGCATCGGTATCTGTGATGGCCGTGATCTGAAGCGGGTAAGTCGTGTTATTGGTCAGCACCTTGGGGTCACCACCGACGTTGATCATGTGGATCACGTCATTATTCGCATACCGCGAGTAGTCGGGTATGCCGTCCAAGAAGGTGCCCTTGTCGGCCGATCGCAGTTGTTTGATCAGCTCGCCCGTCCAGACCTCCGTCAGCACGCTCGCATTCAGGGCGCCTACTCCGCCGCCTACGAGCGGCCCGGCCATCAGCGCACCCACTGCACCCAACGCAAGGGGCGCACCGAGCGCCGAGGCCGCCGTCGCTCCGATCATCGCGTTCACCATAAACGCCATGATCATTCTCATCCATTTCATCATCGTTGTCTTTGTTTAGTTTGTTAGTTGTCCGTTCGTCTCTTTTCCCTATAAAAGGGAGAGGGAGGGGGGAGCGTCATCGGATCCGCGAAGCCCATTCCCCTTCAACCTTTGCCGACTTGCGATCCTATTCGCCCTTTGTCCCCCCCCCTCACCTTGGTGTGCTTTATATCGGGGGGAGGGACTGGGATGAATTAGTTATCCAGTTCGCACTCCACGCCATACTCCGCTTTATACAGCTTGCGGTAAACCGCCGGCTCTTTCGTGCGCAGCTCGATGATCTTGTCGCTCGGCACATCGCTCAGCTTCTTGTATTCCGTCGCTGTGCCCCCTTCGGACGCGAACTTCACCACGTCCGTCAGTTTCACCGAGGCGTTCATACTGCCTAAGAGCTGACTCAGCTCTGCCGATCCCACCTTCTTGCCCAGCTCGATAAAGTAGTCACGCTTCTCTGCGGGGATCTTTTTGGCCGCGAGGGCCCCGTCTACCAAGTCGGTCACGGCCGAGAGTTCCACGTGTTCGATCTCGCCCTTCAGGGTCTCGATCTCCTGTTTCTGTGCTTCCACTTTGGCCTTGGCCGCAGTCAGCACTTCGTCAGCCGTTGCTTCGGCTGAGAGACCCAGCTGCACGGCCACTTCCTTTTTCAATGTCTCGTTCATATCTGTATGGTTTGTTTGCTTGCTTGCGGTCAGTAAGGCCGGCAAAAAGGCTTCGTCCGTACCGCTGGAGAGGTTCAGCCGCTGGCCATTCCGATAGAGCACCATCGCCTCGTCATTGGCTCCGACATCCACCAAGGACACCTCCACCAGCTTCGACTTCGTGATCGTCTCCCGAGTCTGACCCGGCAGGAGGTGCTTTTTGTCTGCACTCATCTCCACAATGTCGATCCCCACGCTGGACATGCGCAGACTTCCAAACTCCAGCTGCTTCTTGCATCGGATGCTGCATTCCGAGGCTTCGTCGAACTCCGGTTCGCCCGTGATGTCGTCGCCCTCCACCTTCAGATCCTTCATCTTCCCGATGATGTTTCCCCGCTCGTGCATGTAGAGCAATACCGGGTTGCGCTCATACTGCGTCAGGTCTACACCGGACGTCAGGATGCGTGTGCCGTATGCGTTCAGGGAGCTGTTTGTCAGTCGTATTCTTGCCATTGCTCGTTGTCGTTGATTGTTCGGCGGCAAAGGTGTGGGTGCCGCAAGGGGGCAAACAAGAAAGTGTGCACCGAGTGCAGAGAAGTGTGCACGGAGTGCAGAGAAGTATGCACGGAGTGCACACTTTTTTGGGGTGGGGTAACCCCCGGAAGACCTTTGCCCTCACAACAAACAATTAAACGCCATTTCAAATGGGTACGAAAAAGGACAACGAAAACAAGCGGGAGCTGGCCAAGATGCTCTATGTCGGTGGCAGCGAGGTGGCCGAGATTGCCGAACGGGTGGGGGTCTCTCGCCAAAGCGTCTCGGCATGGATCAACAAGAACGGATGGAAGGAACTGCGCGCCGCGCGGAGTATCACGCGCCCAGAACTGGTTAACAAACTGCTGGTGACTATCAACAACCTGATCGAAGACGTCAACACCGGCGACGATCCCACATCGGTCAGTGGGCTGGCCGACAAATTGGTCAAGCTCTCCTCTGTCATCGAGCGCCTCGACAAGAAGGCCAACATCGTGCAGACGGTCGACGTCTTTATGGCCTTTTCCGATTGGGTGGAGTATCAAGCCAAGAGTGACCCGGAGGTCACCGTAGCCTTTATGAAGGTGCTCAATCGGCTGCACAACGAGTTCCTGCTGGAGCGGGCTAACGTAAAGGAGTAAGCGCGGAATGGCTGTCACACGCGAAGAGAAAGAAGCCCGCCGCCTGTGGGAGGAGCACTGCAAACGGGTGCAGAGTCTCACGGAGCTATCCCCCGAAGCAGAGAGGGAGACACGCGCCCAGCGGGACGCCCGTATCCGCCGCCTGTTGGCGAACTACCCGGCCTTCTGCGAGTACTACTTTCCGCACTACATGCGCCGCACAGACCCCGCCACGGGCCTCGTGACGGGCATCGTACACAACGCCCCCTTCCACAATGCCGCCTTCCGTGATATTCTCCGCAACCGCACCTTCAAGGCCGTCTTCATGTGGCCGCGTGGCCATGCAAAGTCCACACACCTCGACATCTTTATCCCCATCAACCTCATGGTGCGCGGCGGTGGAGAGATCCATTGCGGCATCATCGTCAACAAGTCGGAGGATGGCGCCAAGACGCTGCTGGCCGACCTACAGGCTGAGCTGGAGTATAACCAGCGACTCATTGCCGACTTCGGCACGCAGAAGAACGTGGGCGACTGGCAGCAGGGCGAGTTCTCCACCACCGGCGGTGTCAAGTGGTTTGCCGTCGGCCGGGGACAGTCACCCCGTGGACTCAAGAAGCAGGAGCAACGCCCAGACTACATCGTCATCGACGACCTCGACGACGATGAGATGAGCCACAACGAGGAGCGTGTCCGGCAAGCTACCGACTGGGTCAAGCAGGCGCTCTTCGGCGCCTTGGATGTCGGCCGTGGCCGCTTCCTCATGGTCGGTAATGGCTTCGCCAAGCACATGGTGCTGAAGAATATCGCCGATATACCCAGTGTGAAGGTCTCCAAGGTCTACGCCGTCGACAGCAACGGAGCCCCCGTATGGGCTGACAAATGGACGAAGGCCGAGGCCGAAGCCTATGCCGACTTTGTGGGCTATGCCTCGTGGCAACGTGAGATGATGCACAACCCCGTTGCCGAGGGCGGCATCTTCAAGTGGCAATGGATCCGCTACAAGAAGATCCTTCCCTTACGGAAGTACGACCAGATCATCTGCTACATCGACCCTTCCTTCAAATCAACGACAGCAAACGACTACAAGGCCGCCCGCGTATGGGGCAAGACGGGCCGCGAGCTCCATCTGATCGACTGCTACGTCCGGCAGGACACCGTGGCGGGCATGGTGCGCTGGCTCTACGACTTCCACGAGTCACTACCGGAGGATGTCGCCGTGTCGTACTTCATGGAGGCCAACTTCATGCAGGACATTATCCTCGATGAGTTTGCCCGCGAAGGCGACCTGCGCGGCTACCAGCTGCCCATCATGCCCGACCGTCGGAAGAAGCCCGACAAGCTGCAACGCATCGAGGCCGTCTCTCCCCTCTGGGAGCGCGGACTGGTCTACTACAATGAGGCCAAACGCAACGACACAGACATGAAGACGGGCATCGATCAGACCCTCTCACTGGCCCGCGGCAGCCGGGCGCATGACGACGCGCCGGATGCCGACGAAGGCGCGATCTACAAACTTCAGAAGGCCTCCCGTGAGGAGCGCTTTGAACCCATCTTCGGCGAACGCCCCGCCCCCAAAGGGGCGTGGTAACCCTATTAAACAACCAACCAACAACTGACATGATCAAGAAACTTCTTCTCGGCCTGCGCTTTCGGCTGGCCGTTCATAAGGCCAACCGACAAGCCCGCCGATACGGCCGCAAATACCTCGTGATTAACGTAGGTGGCGACCTGCTGACCCTCTCCAAGCAAGAGCTCACGCTGCTCGTCCGCCGTGGATACTTCCATCGCGGCATCACGGCAGCCCACATCGAAGCCCACGCCCTCCACGTAGCTCTCCCACGGCCCTCCAGCCGGTAGGGCTCCTCGTTTTTCACTTTTCGTTTTTAGCTCCCATGTTTTTGAACAATCTCGACTATCAAGTGATGATCGGCCAGCGTGCCTTCGACCTCATTCAGCAATCGGATGAGGAGAACCGCCGGCGCGCCGAGGAGATGGCCCGTGAAGAGATGGCTGGCTACCTCCGGCCCCGCTACGACGTTGAACGCATCTTCGCCCGACGCGGTGAGCAGCGCAACATGCAGATCGTGATGTTCCTCTGCGACATCACCCTTTACCATCTGGCCTCGTGGCTCCCGCAGAAGATGGGCTACGAGGTTCGTGAGATCCGCTACCGCCGTGCCATCGAATGGCTCCAAGGCGTGCAGAGTGGCAAGATCGTCCCAGATCTCGACACCCCGGACGACCCCAACAGCGATCCCCAGCCTTATAACCTCAAATGGGGCTCCGAGCAACACAGCAACTATATCTGGTAACCCCCAACAACTCCCGACAATGAACATCACCGACTTTTTCAGGCGGCGGACGGCTTCCAAGCTGACCACCGTCGACACCCCCTATGGCCACTTTGATCTCGCCAAGAAGGCCGACGCTCGATGCGTGAAGGCCGTCATAGCCGAGGTGCAACGACAGGCCGAATCGCTCACCCGGCAAGAGATCGACTCGTGGCGCTCCGGCTGGCAGCAAGCGCTCGATGTGGAGAATCCCTCCCGCCTTCGCCTCTACAATGTCTACCGCGACGTCGAGGTCGACGGCCACCTCTCTGGCGCCATCGGACAGATCAACGGCTTCGTCAAGGCACGCAGCTTCAAGATCATGTTCGGTGAGAAGGAGGACGAGGAGGCACGCCGCATCTTCGATCGCACTTGGTTCAAGACACTCGTCGACCTCTATTTCTCTGCCCGCTACTGGGGCCATACACTCATCCAGTTAGGCGACGTCGTCTTTACCGAGGGCGGTATGCCAGCCTACGACAGTGTCCTGCTCATCCCCCGCCGACACGTCATTCCGGAATACGGCCGTGTCGTTGCTGAGCAGGGGGACGACTGGCGCAAAGGCATCGAGTATCGCCGACCGCCCTTCTCCGACTGGCTGATCGAGTGCGGCGGGCCGTACGACCTCGGGCTCTATCTCAAGGCCGCTCCACACACCATCCCCAAGAAGAACATGCTCGCCTTTTGGGACACCTTCGGCGAGGTTTTCGGTATGCCCATGCGTATCGCCAAGACCACCTCGCGCGACCCATCGACACTGAAGAAGATCTCCCACATGATGCAGAACATGGGAGCGAAGTTTTGGGGTGTATTCGAAGAAGGGACGGACATCGACTTGAAGGAGAACCAGCGGACCGACGCCTTCAATATCTATGACCGGCGTGTAGATCGGGCCAACTCCGAGCTCTCCAAGATCCTGCTCTACCAAACAATGACCATCGACAACGGCAGCAGCCTCTCGCAGTCGGAGGTACACCTGGAAGTGCTCAAGAACCTGATCGAGGAGATTGCCGATGGTCTGCGCGATATGGTCAACGGCCAGCTCATCCCCCGCATGGTAGCTCACGGCTTCCCCCTCAAAGGGGCGTCCTTCGAGTGGGACTACGAGGAGGACTACACACCGGAACAGATGACGGCCATCGAGAACATGCTGCTGAATAATTTCGACGTGGATGCCAGCTACTTCGAGGAGAAGTATGGCGTGAAGATCAACGGCCGCCGGACGTATGCGCCCGTACCTGACGGGCCGACTGACGCCGACGAGGAGAAGATGATGCGGACGCTCACCCGTTTTTTCGGGCAAGCCCCCCGCGGTGGGGGCGACCCGTTTCTTTCCGACTTCTGATCGATGAGCAGTACTACGGCCATGCGCATACCGATGCCGCGCACCCCTGCCCGGCATGCGCGCTGGCCAAACCAAAGGGTGAGAACGAACTGCCTATCGACATGGAGAAGTGCCTCGAGCAGGCACTGAAAGATCTCTACAATAAAGAAGTCGACCTGAACAAAGTGCCTGACCTATCTCTTTGGGAAGGTTTCCACAAAACGTTCAATCATGCCGTCATCCAATCCTTTCCTCCCACCAAAGACAAGAAACTATCGGAGTTTGCCGGTAGATTGAAGTCCAGCAACGAGGTCTTTGCCGTCTTCCGTGCCCACCGAATGAGCCGCGATATGGCGGCCCAGATGGTCGACAGGGAGGGCAACTTGAAGTCTTTTGACCAGTTCCGTAAGGATGTGGAACCGATTGCCGATCACCACGTCCGGCAGTGGCTCCGCACGGAGTACGATATGGCGCTCTCCCGAGCCCACTTGGCCGCCGACTGGGCAACTTATGAAAAGGATCGAGACATCATGCCCAATCTGCGCTGGGTGGAGAGTACGGCCATCACCCCGGATGCGGTACACAGCAGCTTTTGGGGCACGGTGCGACCCGTGGACGATGCCTTTTGGGCAGCGCATCATCCCGGCGACCACTGGGGCTGCCAATGCTCTCTCGAGCAAACGGACGATCCCGTGACGCCCCTCTCAGACGAGGTGATTCGAAAGGCGCCTCCTCCCTCTCCCGGTCTCGAGGAGAACCCCGGCACGACCAAGCGCATCTTCTCAGACAACAGTCCTTACTTCCCCGGCTCATGTGAGACATGCCCTTTCCGGCACTTACTCAAGGAACCACGCACCGAGAAGGACTGCTATAGCTGCGATGCACAAAAGGCGGTGACTCGAGATGCCAGACAGAAGTTGAAGGATAGATACAAGGAGGCTGCGCGGAGCGTACCGGAGACATGGACAACAGAGCACACAAGAAATGGAACTGTGCGCATCAGTTCAAAACATGGAAAAAAGGAACGTGCGGAAAACAGAAATATCGCCCGATTATTAGCCAATCGCCACGGTTTTGTGATCGACTTGATAGAGAATACAGAGAATGGTACGAGTCCGGACTCCTTCAACCATACATTGGGCTATAAACAGGAGTACAAACGAAACAAAACTGCATCAAAAAACGCAGTCGATCAAGCCGTCGAACATGCCGCCACGCAGGCCGATCATATCGTGTTCGACATTCGATCAAAAATAACAGAGGAAATGTTTTTAGATGGTTTGACCGATCGTCTTCGACGCTGTGAGAATGTCCGCACCGTGTGGGTGATCCGAGGTAAGTTCGACCGGCAGTTTACAAGGGAGGAGATATTAGCGAAGAACTTTGAAATACAATGGGACTGATCTTTCGATCAGTCCCAAGGCCGGGGTCTTCGGACGAATCTTATTTCAATCCTCCGACCGCCCCAAAGGTAACTCAACTATTCAAACACCGATCAAACGGCATTCAAACAGCGCATAAATCATGACCGACAAGCAATTTTTCCGCAAACTGGCGGCTGTTCGTGGAGACATCGACAAGCTGGTGTCCGATAAGTGGCCGCGCAAGGCCGGTGTGATGGCCGTCAACCTCTTCAATGAGAACTTCCGCAAGGGAGGCTTCTTGAACAAGGTACGCGTGGCTTGGAGGCGCACCAAGCGGCAGAACAACCCCCGCATGACGAAAGCCGGTAAGACCACTGCCGCCTCGTCCTACGGCCCGCTGCTCAGCTCCCGCCGACACCTCTCCCGATCGAACGAGAAGATCGTCAGTAACGGACAAGTGACCATCGTCAACAAGGTGCCCTACGCCGCCGTGCATAACGACGGCGGACGCGCCGGCCGTGGACACAAGACCGAGATTCCCAAGCGAACCTTCATCGGCCCTTCCGAGACTCTCAATAAGCAGATCAAGGACATGATCGTCGAAGACCTCGACAAGCTCCTAAAGAAGTGACCGACAAAGTTTGCTCGTCTTATTTATGAGACGAGCAAAACCCGCTACTCATGTGGGTTTGCGGGGTGTTCAGCCGCCCCGAGTTCGATTTTTATGACGGCTTTCGGGGCTTATCCCACAGCAACAGCAAGGCCCGGCAGAGCGTGTCTCTACCGGGCCTTTTTACATGTTGACGGCCGCCTGTCCATCACGGAAGGGCGGCCGCCTCACTACTGAAATAGTCAAAAGCTGAAACGAAAAAACTCATGTATATAATGCAGGGGCATCGCCCCCTTAGTCAATAGATTCCGTGGCTCCACCTCGAAGGGTTCTGTTTTTTCTCCGTTTTTATCCGTCTTTTCGGTGAAAACCACGGTACATTTATACCGTGCTATGATTCTGTTCCTCCTTGTGCTTTACGTTCCTTATTCATGCGAGCCTGTTTGGCTTCTAATTTACGGAAGTCCACGGTCTTCACCTTGGCCACGATGCGGTGGCCGGTGCGATCGAGTAAGCCCACTGGCGTTTTGAGTACCAAGCCCTCGGCGGGGAACGTCGGGTCAGCGGCTATCTGCGACGTAAAGCCGCGGCGGACGTACTCAATGGCCTCCGGGATGGTCATGTAACCCATAAGGGGAACAACCTTGACCCCCAGCGCGGCAGCAACACCTTCCACCTTGTCACGTAGTAACCACCAATTGCCCACGCGGACGTCGAAGAGGATAAAGTCGGTGCCGCCCTTTGTGTAGCGCCAGCCGCTCTGAATCTTCATCCCGTACCCCTCGCCGTAAAGCACGATGGTGTCTTTTATGGGGCGCACGGCGGGGTTGAATTGCTCCGTCATCTTGTCGG